CCAGAGGTTACACCAGAGGTTACACCAGAGGTTACACCAGAGGTTACACCAGAGGTTACACCAGAGGTTACACCAGAGGTTACACCAGAGGTTACACCAGACGTTGACTTAGATGCAGCAGGAGATGTTTTTGACGCAGGGCAAACTATTTCTAGGAGTCGGAGAGCTAATATAGATGTAGTCAATAAAAAATTTAGAACTCAAATAGATGGTATTAAAAACGATAAAACTATACCCGCAAAAGAAAGACAGGGCAGAGTACAAGCTGTAGACCGCGCAAGGATGTTAGCCGTTAAAGACATTATATCGGGTGTACCTGAAAGAGAAGCGGCAACAAAATATAAAAAATCATTGCAAACCATTAAAAATATAGAAGATAGAGCTGAAGTTCAAAATATTATAGATTTTAAAACGGCTGAATCTAAAGCAGCGGGGACAAGAGATACTGAAAAAAGAACAGAAGCAGCTAAAAAAGATTTAGAAAAAGAATATAGTAATACTATTGATAGTAAAATGGATCCTGACGTAAAGAAATACCATAAAGCGTCAGAACTTGAAAATCCACCAAACGTTTTATCTGTTCGAGATATGGAAATTATACTAGAAACTACAGAATTTAAATCTCGACAGCCTAATATATTTTTCTATAAACACCCTACTATGATGCAAGCTTTATACGCCGCTGCATATGCGTCTGCGATAGAAAGCGGTCAAATACAAAAAACAGGTATGTTAAGAGTTGACGCGTATTATGCAGGTATGAACAAAAGAGCTGGTGATAAATTTAGAACATGGGTTAATAAAAACTTATCAGATAAAGCTAAAGATTGGTTTGAAACTACTAGAGCTACACTTGTTAATGGAACCGCTACTACTAATAATGACAGAAAAAACGTAGGTAAAAATGAGGCAAAAGCTAAACGTGCAAAAGACCAAGGTTTACGCGAAGGTTGGGAACCTTATAGAAAAAAACTCCCTGAAGAGTACGTGGTTGATATGGACATACCAATGCGTCCGTCAACTATATCGTTTATTAGGAATGGGGAGCTGTCTCTTGCGTTAGCTGATTTGGTACATACAACACCTAATAACAGTATTGCTGAACTAGCTAATAGATTAATAAAATATGCAGGTACTACAAAGATAGAAGTTGTAGACACTATGGACTCTGCGGGGTCGTTTGATCCTAAGACTAACACTATACGTTTAAACGCAAGTAGCGGTTTAAATACTCACACGTTACTACATGAGATGGCCCACGCTGCTGTGTCTGCAGAGTTAGATAACAAATCTAGTCCTACTAGAAACCAGATAAATATTCTATTTGAAGATATTAAAGGTTTGACAGGCACTGCTTATGGGTCAACTAACTTACAGGAATTTGTAGCAGAAGTTATGAGTAACCCTGAGTTCCAAGAAACACTAGCATCTGTATACATTAAAGGTGAACGTATAAGTGCGTTTCAAAGAGTAAAGAATATTATAGCTAACTTCTTCCGTAGAATAACAGGTAAGAAGACTGTAGCTCTTACATACATACCCGAATTTGATCCCAAAGTAATTACTAATGAGGCTACGGCACTAGACGCTATGGATACTTTGATTCACGGTAACGATATATACGAAGGTCTTTTAGCTTCCGCGCCTGAATTTAGAAACGCAGGGATTATGAAACTCAACTCTAATCCCGCCGCAACAAAACAAACATTAAGTTTCCTAGAAAAAATAAATAAAATGTTTGCTGGTAAGATAGACCAAGTGGGTAGAACTCAGTTTGGTGCGCAGTCAAACGAATATTTAAAAACAGGTAGTAGTTTTGGAACAAAGGCATATTTATCTTTAGTGGGTTCTCAAGGTGTAGGAGATATAGCTAAAGCAGCAGGTTTTGGTAGGTTAGGGTATGATCTTGATGAGACGATGCAACGCCAACGTGGAGCTGTAAATGGTTCCGATAAAAGAGTAAGAAAAGTTGTACAAGAATTAACACAGTGGTCTAAAGCTAACCCCAAAGCAAAAATAACATTAGACGATTTAATTTACAACACAGAGTATGGAGCTACTATACAACAGGTAGATCCCACACTTACTCGTGCACAAGCAGAAGAAAAATATACTCGATATGTTTTAGAATACACTAATGACAAAGGTGACGTTAAAAGAAAATATTATAAAGATAAAAAACAACGTGACCTTGAAGCCCAAAAGTTTTCTGATCCTAAATATGATTCTTCTAAACTTAACCCTGAATCAGAAAAATTTGCCATATGGAAAAAACAACAACCTTTATGGAACTCTTTAAAACAATCTGGTGGGCAAGTGCAATATAACAAAATGAGTGCGCTTTATAAACAAATGTACGCCGAACTTAAACAAACTATAGAGGGTCGTATTGACGATGCTATGGGCACTGACACTGAAAATGCCAAAGCATTAAAAAGTAAAATCTTTAACAAAATATTTAAAATGGGTACTTTAGATGTGTATTTTCCCTTGGTGCGTAAAGGTACATATGTAGTAACTTATAGTTTAAAACCAGAATCTGTACCTGCTGGAGCAGACCCTTATGTAGTTGAAACTTTTGCTACTGAACTTGAACAGAAATACGCAGAAAAGGATCTTGCAAATAATCCAAATGTAAGGCCAGAAACTATACAAAGAAAAGGTAAAGATTTAAAACTAGAAAACTACCAAAGAGACGCTCCACCAACGTCTTTTGTAGCTCAGACTTTAGATATATTAGCAAGAACTCGTAAAGACAAAGATGGTAACACTATAACTGTACCCAATGATGTTAAACAAGAAATAGTAAATTTGTTTCTAAATGCTTTACCAGAAACATCTTTAGCTAAACAATTAAAGAAACGTAAAGGAACACCAGGATTTATACCTGACTCATTAATTGCTATGAGCACTAAGGCTTACGATTTAGGGAGGCAGACTAAAAGATTAGAGTATGGAGCAAAGTTAAAGAACTTACAGACAAAAATAGCACAAGCAATCCCGCCTCCTACAGCTAAAAAATCATTTGATGAAATACGGATAGAAATGAACAAACGTGCCGACTACGCACGAAACCCACCGTCACAACGTATATCAAAAGCTCTAAACCAAGGAGCGTTTATATACACAATCGGATTTAATATATCTTCAGCTCTTGTTAACCTATCGCAAGTTCCTTTGTTTGTTATGCCTTATCTAGGAGCAAGGTATGGCTATGCAGAAACAACCGCAGCAATAGGCACGATGGGTAAGCTAGTAACATCGGCAAAAAACAATATAACTGATATGTATGATGTAGCAGAAGATGGCACTTATACATTAAAGAAAAACCTTAAACTACCTAAAGGGTTAGAAGAAGAGTACAAAAAACTTGCACCTGTTGTAAAAATGGCAACAGAACGAGGATTGTTAACAACTTCTTTTTTACAAGACGCTTTAGGGTTAGATGAGTCAGGTCGAGAACGTAGTGTTGCAGATAGAATTTCTGCTATCTCTGCCATACCTTTTAACCACGGCGAAAGATTTAACCGACAAGTTACCATACTCGCCGCGTACAAACTAGACATAGATAGATTAACAAACAAAGGTAAAACTAAACCCACTGCGGCACAAGAAGATACAGCAGCTAGAAATGCTATATATAATGCGCAAGAAACAAATGGTGGTACTGTGTTGGAAACAGCGCCAAGTATATCTCAAAACGCTTTGGGTCGTGTGGCGTTTATGTATAAACCCTACGGGCTTCAAATGTATTACACTATGATTAAATCTGCTATAAGATCGTTGTCATCTAATATTACTAGAGAAGAACGTAAAATTGCAATAAAACAAATTGTAGGTGTTCATGCTACAGCATTATTCTTTGCGGGCGTGTACGGTATACCATTATACGGCGCTATTAGTATGATATTTAACCTATTATTAGATGACGAGAAAGAAGATGTTGATACTATTGTACGTAAGTATATTGGAGAAGGGTTCTTTAAGGGTGTACCTACAATGGCAGGTATAGATGTTTCTAACAGAATTAGATTAACTGGATTGTTAATACAAAACAACAGATATAACCAAGTTAGAGGTCCAGATGATGTAGAAGGTTTCCTTGGCTTTCACCTTGGCGGCCCTGCTTTAAGTACAGGCAAACGACTAATTAGAGGTGGGATGGATATATACAACGGAGAAGGAAAAAGAGGAATCGAAAGTCTTCTCCCTGCGGGCATAGCCAATATGTTTAAAGTTTTTCCAGGACTTGGTAGAATAAATACTGAAGGTGGATACAAAACCAGGCGTGGTGATCCTATATATGATGACGTGTCTCTAGGCGAAAAGTTTGGACAGTTTGTTGGGTTTGCGCCTACGGGATATACATTTCAACAAGAGAGAAACAGCATACTTAAAGGTATAGACACTGCTGTTAATAAGAAACGTAGTAAATTACTAAAGAAATACTATGTTGCTAACACTGTGGGTGATTGGAACGAGTTACAAGATATACAAAAAGATATGGATGAGTTTAATAAAAGACATCCTGACCATGTAATTAGTGCGAAAACAATACAGAAGTCTATGAAAGCGCACAGAAAAACCACAAACCTTATGCACCACGGGGTAAAATTTTCAACAGCATTAGATAGAGCTATGAAAGAAAACTCTGCTCAATGGGATCAAGGACTTCAACTATTTGAATAAAAATGACCCGCCTTCGTAGTTACCTATCCAGACGGGTCAAGTGGGAGGAGTAGTATGTGCTGTTTTTATATCACACAATCCTCCAAATGCGAACCCCCAATTTATTATTTTCCACTCGCACCTGACTTTTAGTCTCCCAACCCTTAGAATCTGTTATCTTTTTAGCCTGTTCTATTGCTCCCTGGGTATTTGTACATAAGATAAACACAGAGGAACTTGTTACCATGTTATCCCAGTTCACTATAATCCGTACCCCATCAGGGTTTAGATCATGTGTCTTCAGTATTCCCTGTCTTATTTTCATTCTCTATCGAACAATCCACAATTATAACCCATGTCGGAGGTAAGTTCATATGTGTACCTCTGCTCAAACGCATCTTCTTTCTTGTAGCGCCAAGTTTTGTAGTAAGGTCGTTTATAAATGATGCGTAGTTTATCTGCTGTTTGCCACACCACTCCTTCAGTGGTTTAGGTATTAAATAGGCACGTTTTAAATCTGTCTCGTACCGCGCAACTAACTTACCTCTAGGCAGTGCCTCTGGAATAACTAACTGTGTAGTATCAGCATTACGTAAGTCATCTGTGCTTTTGATCCACAGCACATTACTCCAGTGCTCATGTATGTAGTCATTCAAAGTTTCCTCGACTGACACACTCATATCTTCCACTTGCCGTTTGTTTTCCTTCAACCTAGCAACGGCCCAAGCGAATATCTTACCTGTATCATAGTCCACTAATCCTGCACGTTTAGCCAATATTAGACCCGTCACAGTAGAGGCAACAAGCACTGACCAATACCTATTCTCAGCAGTCAACCCTGCTTCTTTGTCTACCCTGTTCTGCACTTTAGTAAGAAGTGTTTTAGCGTCCTCTACGTTGTTCATAACATACTGAACGTATTCTTTGCCCGCATGACCGTAGTTGTTTTGCACAGCGCTACTAAACTTATCTGTCTCTTCTTTTGTTTCAAAGTGTATGCGTTTGACCCTACACTCTAGTATCCTCTGCGCCTCTGCTTTTGGCATAGCTTTAATTATACTTATGCGCTCAACCATGCTTGTGTTGCCTGTCGTCACAGCAAGAAGTCGCCATGCTTCACCACGATGCCTCTCCATATTCGCACTCGCAGACATACGACCTCGCTGACGACCACCCGTAAGTTGATACGCAAGATTAGACAGCTCTCTACCATGCGTGTTAGTAAGTTCATCCATGTATAAAGGTAGGTTATGGTATACTTCACCCCTATTCATCTTTGTGTTAAATGTGTCACGCTCGTGAATAATTAAATCATCTGGGCTTCCCCATACAGATACACCTGCCGCCATAGCTGTAGTTTTACCTACACCTGAGTCCTTACTGTATATATGTAATGCCGCACAGTTTATAGGTGAGAACTGCATTAAGGGTGACCCAAACGATGTACCCACAACAAATTGATGTAGTTCAAAACCTTCACGGTTGTAAAAGTTTATGGTATCCTTCCAATCTTCTAATGTCCCTTTAGGTTCAAAAGCTGGGAACAGACCTGTTGTTTGCGCTGACGGTGGGTTGAACCCCACCTTATCTTTAAAAATCTCTTGGTTACCTAAAATAAAGGAACCCCCCTCATCACTAGTCCAACCAAACTGTTTACGCGCTTCGTCTGCCTCTGCCTGTGCCTGTAGTTCATTTACCCATGTTGTTATATATTGCATAAGTTCATCCATTTTTGATAGTGTTACACCTTGCATAGCAAGCTGTTTACGTAGTTCTTCCTTTGATGTTACCGCAGTAAGCGGTATTGTAAACTCTCGTACCCCATCCTTTGGTAGATGCAGACGCATTACAATAGCTTCACCCACCTCTACATCTCGTAACCTTCTAACAACATATAAGTCGTTATGGTATATTAGCCTGTCTACTGGGTCACCGTCAGGGTCACGCGTCTGTATGTATATACCACCATTCGCACCTCTAAAGTAGGGTCTAGGGTATTTAGGTATAACATACTTACTCAGTGGCGAATTAGGTAAGTTCATAGCAGGGGCTTCTACCTCTTCCTCTGCTTCTCTAACTCGCCTGCCTAACACGATAGGGTTTTTTATCTTGCCTTTGTGTCTACACCCTACACAACCGTCAGGGTTATATCCCTCTATTGTCTCACAACTGTACGGCCCTTTTATAAGACTAGCTTTCTCCTCCGTAGCATCATAGTCATACCCAGTATGCTTCTTAGATACGTAATGTATAGCCTTGTCAGCATCTACACAGAACTTAGCGATAGATAGACCTGCTCTCCACAGAGGTTCACTTATCTCTTCTTGGTTCTTAATAATATAATCTAACTGCGCACACCCTGTGCCTCGTTGGTTCTTTATAACAATATCTTTGAACACATTCTCTGAACTGTCTATCAGCATAGTTGTCATGGCATCAGGTGTAAATTTCCGTTCTTCGGGTACACCGCCACCTAGTAAATCAGAGAACTCATCAAAGTCCACGACAGGTGCTGAGTCCATATCTCCTATAAGTTTAGCCTCTGTTGGAGGGTTACTCTTATGGTTGTGTGTGTTCGGTATACGTAAAATTCTAGCCGCATCAGCAGTCACAGCCGCATCCGCTTGTAACGCGTGTTCGACACATAATTTCTTCAAACGCAGTGCTACAGGTAGCCATACGTCCACTGCGCAAGGGGTTGCTAACGTCCAATAGACATGTACACCATTACCAGAACTCACCATAACAGGTTTTGGTAAGGATAGCTTCTTTACAAATCTACGTAGATCGTTCAGTGCTTCACGTTGGTTGGGGTAATCCTTACTAGGCCCACAGTCCAAATCAAGAAAGAACGAGTTAACGTACTTCACATTGTCTACCTTACGTGAGTTACCTGTCTCAAACGTAGATAGTCCAAAATATATATCATACCCTTGTGCATCTAAACTATCAGATGCGGATGTAACAGCGTCAATAGACGTATAAAACTTAGTTATCTTGCGCTGTTCACTAAAAGCACAGAAGCAGTAAAAACCGTCACCACCCAGTACCCTCCTCAAAAATTTTGTTGTTTCCATAATCTCCACCCACCGTTTCCAAAAGACACTGCGGCAGAGGTAACAGCATATTACCCTTTTCGGTATAACCTAGCCGCAGTGGATTCCTATTGCTAATTATCAGTCGTCCCAATCATCAACAATAGAACTCAAGTCGTCATCAGTGGCAGCGGTCGGTGGCGGTGCTGTCTTCTTGGCGGCTTTCTTCGGCTCTTCCACAGGCTCCTCGTCAAAAGAATCTGCTTCTTTAACAGGTGGTATATCTATAGGAGTCTCCTCCCCATCCATAATGAACCCACCTTCAACTACGTCAAACTCAATAGGTGGTGTATACTCGTTATACTTAATAACTTGCACGCCTTTTAGACGTAGACTTACACCAGAGTTACCACCCATCTTATATGGATATAGTTGCACGTAGATATTAACTGTACTACCTGTTGTCAGTTTAAAATCACTTGGTAGCCTCTGACCTTGAGAATCCGCTAACACAGGTTTATGTGTGAGGTTCCCACTGTACTGACCTTTTATGGTAGATTTGTGTTTATACATACCATCATCTTCTTTGACAAATGGTATGGCTAATTTGTCAGGCGCACCCTTTGGACGGTTCGCATCGTAAGCCGCAGACATTGCTTTGTGCAGTTTCTGTGCCGCGTCTTTATTCATACGAAACTCTATAGAGTACTCCGCATTATCTTCTCTAGGACCACAAGGTATAGTACGTTTAACCTTATCGTTAAAGTGGTACGTCTGATCTATCTTAGGCCATAGGGCTTCTACATTCTCAATCTTATATATTTCCATTATCGCTCTCCTTCCAGAGGTTTAGTTTTGTTATCTGTCATCATCTAAATCGTATTCGTAGTCACCTAGAGATTGAATGTCCTCAATGTTATTGTCTTCTTCAGGACTAATCTCTTGCTCCGTTACTCGAACTTGAGTCAATGCAGACTCTACATCTGATACACGGAACCTATACGTAGATCCTATCTTTATATAGGTGTCTTCTGGTATGTGCTTTTGTCTCACCCATGCACGTACCGTAGATATGCTAACTGAAAAGTGTTTAGCTATATCCTCTATGGGTACAAATGATTCACTCATTTTTTTACCTTTCTTACAGTAATTACCTGTTCCTTATCTATCTTTAAACTAGGAGGAACATCGTTTGGGTTTTCTTCTAAAAACTGCCTTACATTAGTCTGGTTCAAACGCCTATCAAAAAACTCTGGGACGTTATGCTCTCTGATAAACTCATACATTAAATCCCAATCATCTGTGTAATATTTCGTTTTAGTAGACCTAAAGAACAAGCCCTCTGAAGTTCTTACGCTCTCTGTATTGTGTCTGTCACAATGGTCAAGCAACGCTCTCTTAATGCTATCCTGCTGTTTTATCAGTTTAGCATCTGCTTCTTTATACTGTGCTGACAGTGCTGACCGTTTTGCTCGTATCTTAATGTACGTTTTAGTCAACTTGTCAGGAGTTATTTCACTAGCCATACTACCCTCCTGTGTGTATTGAGATCTTACATATAGTATCTACTAATACATTAGTCAAGTATTTCTTTGTATAAATTAATTAAATCTGCGTGAACGTTAATTCTCTTGTCTAATAACCTGTAAACGTGTTTTTCAGCGGCAGAACCTTGTAACTGTATTACTGTGGATTTATGTTTTTGTCCCGACCTATGTACGCGTGCATTAGCTTGATCGTAAGTTTCTAATGAACTTGTCGGCCCCCACCACACAACAGTGTTAGCGGCTGTTAACGTGACACCATGTGCGGCGGCTTGTGGTTGAATTACCAATACGCGTGGGTCTTTAGTTGTTTGGAAAGTTCTAAATATTTCTGTCCGTTTAGGTGCAGACACACTCCCCTGAATAACCTCAGTCGTTATACCGTCAGCGCGTAGTTTTTCTGTAAGTATATTTATAGCGTGTTTAAATGGTACAAATACTAATATCTTTTGGCTTGATTCATCAATAACTTCACGTAGAACTTTGTATCTATTTTTAATGTCAAACTCTAATATATCTCCCGCATCAGTATATACAGCTCCAGATGAGATTTGTAACAGTTTATTGAGACTCACCGCTGCGTTCATAGCTGTAACCTCTGCCCCTGTAACCTCCATCACCATTTTATGTTTGAGTTGAGTGTAATATTTTTTCTGTTGTTTGGTTAGTTCCACCTCTCGCTTGGCGTACACCATTGGAGGGAGGTCAAGACATTCTTCTTTCGTAAAACGTATAGCAGGTTGTAATGAGTTAAATACAATTTCAGTCGCCGCAGGTTTAATTACCCATCTAAACTGAGATACCCTTGTCATAACTTGATCTTTAAATGACCCGAAAAATCTAGGAACTAAGTTCTTATTTACCATTTTTGCAAGGCCATATGCGTCTACAGGGCTTTGTGCGGCAGGTGTACCTGTCATCATCCACAACCACATATCATCTGTTAACAACTTGTTTAACGTCTTCCAACGTGTTGTTTGCGCATTTTTATAGTGTGTTGCTTCATCTACAACGATTAAGTCAAACCCACCTTTTTTTATCTCGTCTGCTACAATAGCTACACCATCGTAGTTTATTATTACGTAATCAGAACCCTCTTGTATTATTTTCTTACGTTTTTCAGCAGGGCCGTACGCTACGGATACCGTTCTATGAGTGGCAAACGTAAACAAGTCATCACGCCATGCGCTATCCATGATTGACAACGGGCAGATAACGAGCACTCTACGTATTTTGCCTTGGTTCATTAAAAAGTCAGATGCCCATATAGCACTCGCTGTTTTACCTGTGCCCTGTTCATTAAAACAAAATGATCTTTTATTCATAGTAAAGAAGGCGGCTGTAGCTCTCTGGTGCTCAAAAGGTTTGTATCTGCCTGTCCATTTATACCTTCCTTCAATGGGTGAAGGAACTTTTATGTTCAGTTTCTTGAGGCTCAGTGCTTCTTCAAGTCCCCAGTTAACGAGTACTTTATTATCCGCTAGTTCACGGCTTTTGGGTATTACACTTGTTACCTTATTAGGTTCACGTAATTTAAGTAATACCGCTTTGTTGTCAATGATGTCCAAACTACTCGCTCCATATTATGTCTTCTTTTTCTTTTTTTGACCGTTTCTAGCGCGGTTCTTTGCAGGGCTTTCTAATCGTGTCCCATCTTTGTTGCTCCCACCCTTGGCTAATGCTTTCTTGTGACTAACATCTTTACCTTTGCGGTTTATGCCTTTCTTATCATAGGCACGTCTGGCGCGTTGCCGTTCCATTCTATCTGGGTGTTCGCCTCGTTCTTTTTGCTTCTGGTATTCTTTTTTGTAGGGTCTAGGTGATTTAGTATATGCCATCAGTTGCTCCCATTGTATACGCACTCTATTACAGCGCAGTGTCTTTTACATAGACCGCTAGGGTGGGCGTTCCAAGTATCTGTCTCGTAAGCCACTTCCATACGTCTAAACTTAGATAACCATTTATCCCACAAAGAATCTATCATGTCATCAGTATATTTGTGTTTGACAAACTTTTTAGCTTTGGTGAAAATTAATGCCGCATTGATATTCTTTATATTAGGGAAGTATTTAAACGTAGCTAAAGCCATAAGTTCTAACTGCCCTTTGTCTGCATACTTGGCAGACTTGCCTGTTTTGTAGTCCACGATCCACGCGGTGCTACCGTCTGTAATCACGAGGTCAGCTATACCTCTCCACCAAACGTCTTTAGACATGAAGCCACAAGGCTCCAGCTCCTGGGTCAAACCCATCTTTATTTCTGTAATCTTGTTACCACGTCTTCTATTAAGTGCTTCCAGGACATCTTTCATGTAGGCAAACTTAACAGGCACTGGTTTCCCATCTCTAATAAACTCTTC